GAGTAATTGGAAATGCTGTTCCGGTCCATATGGGCCGCTGGGCAGGGACTGAAGCAATGAAATATTTCAATTAAAAGCGATTGCCATGCCAAAATTGAATAAAAACCTAGTAATCAAAATTTGTGGAGACCCTCACTGTGAAGCCTTATACCACAATATGCCAAAAACTGAAACCAAGTGCAAAAGTTGTGGGGGTAAAACAATCGAGATTAACCAAAAGACCTATTGGCACAAATATTCAGATTGGTATTTCCAATATGATTATGCGACTGAACAATACCATAGACCTCATCATAATTCTTTACAACTGAAAACGCTTTAATAATATGTCAAAATTAAATGAAAACCCAGTTTTAGCAGAAACAGAAGTGCACCTTTTAGCCACTGATGTTGTTGCTTGTATAGAACATCACAGGACTACTGTAAAAGCCATATTAGGTAGTTATGACCATTTATTAAGTCTTCTGGATGATGGGCTTAAACTTGAATTGGAGACTTCAATAGAGAGCCTGAAATCTGCAATTGAAAATTTGCCTGAAGCCGATTTTGATAATGAACCTGAGTTTGAAGAGCTATTTACAAGCTTGCAAAATCTAGGGGCGGGTGAAATTGAAGCAGATAAGTTATTGACCCTTTGCGATAATGATGATATTCTAAATCATTTGCAAGCTTCAAATCCTGATTTTGTTGGTGTCAAGGTTTTTTCTCAGGACGCCAAAGACAAAATAAAGCAGTTTTTGCTTACAGAAATCTATCCGCATTACAACGAACAATCAAACATTCTTTTCTAATGGGCGGTAAGCATAGAAATATCAGTCAATACAGGTCTTTAGCCAATTCATACAAAGCTAGAAGTCTTGCGTATCGTGAAAAGTATGGTGATTCAAGTCCACAATATTTAGCTGCAAGGGATAAAGCTTACAATTTTAATAAGGCTGTGAAAAGAGCCCAAAACTTGAATAACAGAATTGCGGAATTGGCTGAGGATATTAAAGAGTTTATGGGTGAAGATGTTAAAAGGACAAAAGACCCAAAAACAAAAGAAGGAAAAGCAGCCAAAGGAATTTTTATCAAATATGGAATGCAGAACGGAATCAAAGGGCTTTTCCTGGGGAATTATATCGGATTGAAAGGCAATTGGTCAGCTTCCAGATATAGGATCAGATTCACTAAATCTTTCTCTAAGAATAATTACAACAGAGAAATGTACTATAGGTTTTTAGAATTTAAAAAACGCAAATCATGAAAATTAACAAAAACGGATTTCAGATAGACACTGACGATTGGGTATTCATTGCCATAATTGTATTCATCATTGCAATGGCTTGTGGCTGCAACAAAGAAACTTCTGCTACCCAAAATGCTTGGGTATCTGTAAAGGCGCAAAATGTAGAAGTGGTTACCCTGAATGCTAAGTATAGGGAAATAATATTTGATTTTACTACAACTTCTGATTCTCAAGGACAGAACCTATTGACTTTGCCTTTATCAACTCAAGTCGTTGTTGAGTATAAAAACAACAACTATGTCTTCGATTTGCCACCAAATGAAGCAACCATTCGTCTAGGCAAAAATTTAATTGTTACAGATACAATTCAGCCAATCAACTATCGAATTATTGCAGCCAGTTACCCAAATCAATCTATTAAAATCAACTTTTAAATTGACAATCATGTATTCAATTGATCTGACACCACTTTGGAGACTATTTCAGCTAATGCTAATTATTATTTTATGCTGTTTAATCTATTTCGTCTACACTGGAATAAACACCTGGTTATATGGGACGGTTGTAAAGACTAAAACAAAACCCTCAATTTCTTGGGAATTAAAGGCCCATGAAAGACAAGTTGATACCGTTTGGATTTATCAATTCAAAAATAAATAGTCGTGAGAAAACTAAAGTGGAAACCCGAATATTTTGGTGACACGCTCCCTGCACTTGAAACTGCAATTATTGTGATTACCGCTGCTGCATGCTTCTTTGTTTATTACCTCTTAAAATAAAAATCAAAATGGAAACACTATCAATCGAAAAATCAAACGCCATTAAAGCCTATCAAAAAACTGACGCAAATGGCAAAAATCTGCTTGAAAATCTACTTGGCGCACAAGTCTTCAGTATGAAAATTACTGATCGTATTAAAACCTTGGAAGATGTTTTTGAAGCCAAAGGACTTGACTACGGTGTATGGCTTGCAAAATGCGAAGTAAATGGAGACACCCCAGATGAAATTGCCTACAAGACCATGAAAGCTATTACCGAAGTTTTGAACGAGGGTTGGAAACCTGATTGGGAGAATGGCAAAGAAGCTAAATGGTTTATCTGGTTTGAGAATAAAAAAGGTTCTGGGCTTGTTTTCTACGATGTCGACAGCTGGTGCACGTGCACGGATGTTGGTTCCCGCCTTTGCTTCAAAAATGCTGATTTAGCTAGATACGCTGCTACTCAGTTTGCAAAGGTTTATTCAACCTTTATGAATTTGAATTAACTAATACAGGCTGCGCATTAAACGGCCAACTTTCATGCCTCTTGGTTCTGGGCTTGTTTTCAACAATGTCAACAACTGGTACACGAACACGAATGTTGGTTCCCACTTATGCTTTTCAAATATTTCTAGTGCGGGCCTTACCCACATGGTAAAAAATAACTCTTTTAAATCGCTCCGTTGGTAGTCAAAAGCGAAGACGGGGCATAAAGCAAAGGCAAATGAAACGATGGAACGGCTTATTTCAACAGATTGTAAGTTTAGAAAATTTATATCTAGCAGACCAAAAAGCTGCCAAGGGCAAAGCCTTCCAAAAAGGAGTTCAGGAACATTTTGCCAATCGAGATGCTAACTTGCTTTCTCTTCACAATTGTCTTTTATCTGGGGCATTTAAAACTTCCCAATACAGCACTTTTACAATTTACGACCCCAAAGAACGTGAGATTTCAAGTTTACCCTTTTTCCCAGATAGGATTGTGCACCATGCTATAATGAATGTTTTAGAGCCCCTATTTGTTTCCGTATTTACTAAAGACACTTATAGCTGTATAAAAGAAAGGGGAATTCATACTGCTGCAAACAGCGTCAAAGCTGCACTTCGCAACCAAGAACAAACAAAGTATTGTTTAAAATTAGACATTCAGAAATTTTACCCCTCTGTTGATAATAGCATTTTGAAAATGCTTATTCGCCGCAAAATAAAGGATCAAGACCTTTTGACCTTGCTGGATGAAATCATTGATAGTGCCCCAGGATTACCCATTGGAAACTACCTGAGCCAGTACTTTGCAAATTATTATTTGACAAATTTTGACCATTGGCTTAAAGAGCAAATTGGTGTTAAGTATTACTTCAGATACGCCGATGACATGGTAATTCTAAGCCATGACAAAGCATTCTTACACTTTGTCCTTTTTCAAATAAAACAATACTTAACCTCTGAGTTAAGACTTACTGTAAAAGACAATTATCAAATATTCCCCATTGCTAGTAGGGGGATTGATTTTCTAGGATATGTCTTTTATCCAACCCATACACTTTTGCGTAAGCGCATTAAACAGCGATTTGCTAGAGCTATTGCCAGTAAAGCTGACAATGCATCAATAGCCGCTTATATGGGCTGGGCCAAACACTGCAATAGCCGAAACCTTATTAAAAAACTAAACGTAGCTTAAAAATACCCCTCTATGGAAATGGATCTTCAATTTGATAGCAAAATAGATATTGCCACCGGACGCAATAGGTGGGAAAAGAATTGGAAAAACAAAGAAATCCTTTGGTCAGATTTTGTCCAAAAGGTTAGCGTCACGCACAGGACTTCTGAAACTCATACGGAATACTTGACCGCTAAAAAGACCCGACAGGATGAACTCAAGGATGTAGGGGGATTTATTGGGGGGTATTTAACAGGCGGCAGAAGAAAAGCCGGGTCGGTATTGCACCGTCAACTTGTTACGCTAGATCTAGACTTTGCAAATACTGATTTCTGGAATGATTTTCAGTTAACTTTTACTTGTGCAGCGGTAGTCTATAGCACCCACAAGCATGCTCCTGAATCCCCCAGGTTAAGACTTATCATTCCTTTGGACCGTCCTGTCTTTGCAGATGAATACCAAGCCATTGCTCGTAAAATTGCTGGCATGCTTGATATTGAATTATTCGACCCAACTACTTTTCAGGCGGAAAGATTGATGTATTGGCCTTCTACATCTAAAGATGGAGAGTTTCTTTTCGAGGTCCAAGATGGCGCATTTTTATCGGCTGATAAAATCCTTGGGCAATACCGTGATTGGACAGATAGTAGTGAATGGCCTGTAAGTGCAAAGGTTGACAAGATTATTCAAAGGAGTATTTTAAAGCAGGGCGACCCACTAGAAAAACCCGGAGTTATTGGCGCATTCTGCCGCACTTATGGGATTGCAGAGGTCATTGAAACCTATCTGCCCGATGTGTATGAATCATGCGATGTTGAAGGTCGTTTCAGTTATAAGCATGGTAGCACAGCTGCGGGTCTTGTTGTCTATGATGACAAATATGCCTATAGTCACCATGGCACCGACCCAATTAGTGGAAAGCTCTGTAACGCCTTTGATTTAGTTCGTTTACACAAATACGGATTAAAGGATGAAGACGCTCGCGAGGATTGCCCCAGTAATCGTTTGCCATCCTATTTGGAAATGGTTGAAGCTGCTACTAAAGATGTTTTGGTTCGCAAGCAATTAGCAGGAGAGCGCATGAACGAGGCAAAGAATGATTTTGAGTTTGAACTTGAGCCAATTGAAGAAGGCAATGATGAATGGCTTACCCAGTTAGACGTTGATAGGAAAGGTAATTTCTACGCCAGTCATAATAATATCAAAATCATTTTAAGCAATGACCCTAGATTGAAAGGATGTTTTGGTTTTGATGAATTCAGGGCGCGTAAAGTTGTGCTTAAAAACTTGCCATGGCGCAAAGTTCAACACTTTTCTAGGTATTTGTGCGATGAAGACGAACAGAACCTGGTTATTTATTTGTCAACTGTTTATGGCATTTTGAACCGTGCCAATACTAAAGAAGTACTTGATACCAGCATTGCAGCGAATGCTTTCCATCCAGTTAAGGATTATTTGAAGACATTGACTTGGGACGGTGAAAGAAGAATTGACCGACTATTTATTGACTACATGGGGGCAAATGATACGGAGTATGTTCAAGCTGTTACTCGTAAAACGCTAGTTGCAGCAGTCGCTAGGGTAAATCAACCAGGTATCAAATTTGACTACGTATTAACGCTTGTAGGTGAAGAGGGACTTGGAAAAAGTTCTTTGGTTGGTAAGCTTGGGGGAGAGTGGTTTAGTGATTCTTTTAATTTCTCAATGCTGCATTCTAAGGAGTCCTACGAACAGATCCAAGGGGTTTGGTTGGTAGAAATTGGGGAATTAGTAGGTCTTAGAAAAGCAGATGTTGAAGCGGCCAAGCAATTTATATCAAAGCGTGAAGACACTTTCCGCGTGGCTTATGGCAGAAATACTACCACATTCAGAAGGCAATGCGTGTTTTTTGGGTCTACAAATAACCCTCAATTTTTAAGAGAAGCTAACGGAAACAGAAGATTTTGGCCTGTAGAAATCAATCAAATTCCTGCAATAAAAGACGTTTTTACGGACTTAGACGAGTATGAGATTAACCAAATTTGGGCCGAAGCGGTCACCTTATATAAGGCGGGTGAAACCTTATACCTTGACAAGGAACTGGAAGAAGCAGCCAGAAATGTTCAAAAAGCGCACACTGAAAAAGATGATCGTGCAGGAGCTATACAGCGTTATTTAGAAACCCCTGTGCCGTCAAATTGGGACGAATTAGGCATCTATGAAAGAAGGGCTTATTTGCAAAATTTAGACCAAGCAGACGAGTTAACGGCTATTGGTACAAAGATTAGATCAAGGATTTGTGCAGCTGAAATTTGGTGCGAATTATTGGGCGGAACAGTCAAGGATATGAACAACCAGAATACAAAAATAATCCACCAAACGCTGCAAAATTTAGGTGGTTGGATATACCTAAAATCAACTAGAAATTTTGGTATTTATGGTTATCAAAGATGCTATTGTTTGGTAGGAGACCTAGTTGAAAGCACTTAAAAATTGACAAACACAAGACGTTTAACGGTTAAACTCTGCAAACACTGTATATACATCTAATTAAACGCAGCAAACACAAAAACAAACACAATAAAGCGGTAGTGTTTGTCAAAATATGATTGATAACCAATTATTAAAGAGGTAAACAAACACAACAAACACTAAATAGTATTAAAGAGTAAAATATATAATTAGGAGGATAAAAAAGGGAAAACACCCGCCTAAACGCCTAATTCACACACGTAAGGGGAAATAGTGTTTGCGTGTTTGTCTGTTTGTCAACCATAAAATCAAATCTGAAACCATGAACGAGAAAATATTAGAACGAAAACTCAGAGAAGCAGTAAAATCATTGGGCGGTTTGGCCCTAAAGTTTGCTTCCCCTTTTTATACCGGAATGCCAGATAGGATTATTTTGATGGAAGGCGGAAAGCAGTATTTCGTAGAAGTAAAATCAACAGGGGAGACCCCAACCCCCAGACAGAGAATTGTACACGAGAGTTTAAGAAAAATGGGATTTGATGTTTGGGTGATTGACACCCCAGAAATTTTACAAGAATTTTTAAAGCACATCCAGAAATGATTTACAACGAAAGACCATACCAGGCGTTTACTTCTCAGTTCATTGTTGATAACCAGTATTGCGGTCCGCTGTTAGACATGGGCTTAGGCAAAACTGCATCATCCCTAAACGCGATTGATAAATTGCTGAAGTCAGGCGAGGTTAAAAAAGTTTTGATTATCGCACCAAAAAAAGTGGCTGAAAGTGTTTGGAAGCAAGAAGGGGAAAAATGGGATTGTTTTAACCATCTTAGATTTTCCCTTGTGTTGGGCACCGAAACCCAGCGCAAAAAAGCGTTAATGGCTCAAGCAGATATTTGGGTAATCAATCGGGAAAATGTTGTTTGGCTTGTTGGGCAATACGGTACGGCTTTTCCTTTTGACATGGTTGTGATTGACGAGTCTTCTAGCTTCAAAAATGTAAAATCTGCAAGATTCAAAGCTTTGAAGCGCATCCGCCCAAAAATCAAAAGGGTTGTGAATTTGACGGGTACACCTACGCCAAATGGGTTGTTGCAGCTGTGGCCGCAAATGTATCTTCTGGACCGTGGGGAAAGACTTGGAGAAAGATTCACTGACTACAGGCGCAAATATTTTACACCGTCTGCCAGAATGGGGGAAATGGTCCTTTCCTACGAATTGAAAGGTAAAAAAGGGTACGAGAAAGGACTTGGCGACATACTTGGTGAAGATCTAGCACAGCAGGAAATCTATGAGAAAATTAGCGACATCTGCTTTAGTATGAAGACTGAGGACTACATCGATTTGCCACCAAGGATGGACGTTGAAGTGCCAGTTATTTTGGCCCCAGAAATCATGAAGCAATATTTGGAGTTTGAGCGGGATCAAGTTTTAGCCATGGATGAAAGTGTTTCCCTTTCAGCAATTAATGCCGCTGGACTTACCAACAAGCTTTTGCAATTTGCCAATGGTGCTGTTTATTACGATGAAAAAAAGAACTATTACGAGGTCCATAATTCAAAAATTGACGCGTTAGAAGATATTTTGGAAAGTGCCAACGGTCAGTCAGTATTAGTTTTTTATTGGTATAAATCTGACCTAGAACGAATAAAAAAGCACTTGAAAGCCTATGAGCCCAGAGAAATGAGAAAGCCCCAGGATGTGCTTGATTGGAATGCTAAACGTGCACCATTCATGCTAGTCCATCCTGCAAGTGCAGGCCATGGCTTGAATCTTCAAGACGGGGGCAGTATATCCACTTGGTTTGGGAATACTTGGGATTTGGAGCTGTACCAACAGGCTAATAAACGACTACATCGTCCCGGAATTATTCGTCCAGTTATCAATAATTTGTTAGTTACAAAAGGGACTTCTGACGAAGACGTGTTGTTGTCTTTGGCGGCAAAAGAGGGCAATCAAGACGCACTTTTAAGCGCGGTAAAAGCCAGAATTCGTAAGTATCGCGGGTAGGAATTTGAATTTTTTTGTAAAATATTGCTACTTTTAACTAGGAAAAACACAAAAAATAAAGTAATTCAATGGCGGTTACCCCAAAACAGGAGCGTTTTTGTAATGAATATCTTGTTGACCTAAATGGTACGCAAGCCGCTATCCGCGCGGGTTATGCTGTAAATTCTGCGAACGAACAAGCTTCGAGATTGTTAGCAAAGAGCAACGTGCAAGAATTTATCAAATCCAAACAGGCTGACATCCAAAAAAGACTTGACATAACCCAAGACCGGGTCCTAAAAGAGTACGCTCGCATTGCTTTTTTTGATGTTCGTAAAATTTATTCCGCTACTAATTCACTAATTCCAATCAACGAAATGGATGACGATTCAGCTGCTTGTGTAGCTGGGGTCGATGTGGACGAAATCTTTGAGGGATTTGGGGAAAGCCGCGAAGTAGTAGGGCATACTGTCAAAGTCAAACTAGCGAGTAAGATTTCAGCCTTAGATAGTCTAGGCAAGCATTTAGGATTATTTGAAAAGGATAACGGGCAGAAAAAACCAGATGCTATTCAGCCAATGTCCCATGACCAGGTTGAAAAAGTAATTAAAGCTTTACGTTCAAAAACGAAGTCGTGAAAACCGCAACCGTAGAAGCATCGCTGTTTAAAATGCTACCACCTGAGATGCAGACAGCCATGGTTCAATCAGGGGCTTTGGCGGTCAATGACGTCTTTTTGCCTATTTGGGAAAACAAGAATAAAATCAATTTGCTTTATGGTTCTTATGGCTCCGGTAAATCGGTCTTTATCGTTGATAGGCTTATAACCCATGCCATTGAAGACAAGTATTTTCGCTGCTATTTTGGCCGTAAAATCTTTGACTCCGTCAGAGGATCTGTTTTCAAGACCATCACTGACAGGATCAAGGAGAGAAACCTTTCGCACCTTTTTAATTTCTCCGATGCACCTAACGGTTCAATGAATATCGTTTGTAAAGCAAACGGCAATGAGTTTATTCCGTTTGGTGCCAATAATCCAGATAGTTTGAAGTCTATCAAAGACCCTTCACACTTCTTTTGTGAAGAGTTTGACTATTTTTCCCTTCAAGATTTTAGATTTATTTATACTAGGTTAAGGACCACAAAAGCTTACACCCAATTTTATGGGGCTTTCAATACTGACAAGCTTTACACAGGCCATTGGATTCGCAATACATTCTTTGAGGGAGAGTTCAAAGACAAATGCTTTAAACTGCTAACGACCTTTCGGGATAATTACCTGATTGACCAAGAAGACTATTTGGAGAAACTGAAGATTGCTTCTGGGGGCAGTTATGCGGTACTTGATGCCATTGCCAATGGGGCCATGGGGGTTATCAGAACAGGAGAAGAATACTGGAAAAGCTTTGATGAAAGCAAACACGTTAAGCCAGTCAAAGTAGACCTGAAAACAACTATTCATGTTTCGCTGGATGAAAACGTAAATCCGTATGTGACGCAAAGCATTTGGCAAATATCCATGAGCGAGCAGCAGATTAAACAAGTTCACGAGCTGTTAAGTCGCACACCCAACAATAACGCCCCAAAGGCTGCCAGAGAAATGGTTCAATGGCTGAAATCTATCAACTACCAGGATGTGGTCTACATCTACGGTGATCCTTCAGCTGGTAAGCGGTCAACCATTGATGAAAACAATGCAAGCTTTTACGATAAGTACATTTCGGAACTAAGGGAAGCTGGTTTTACAGTTGTAAGCCGTGTTGGTAGATCCGCGCCACAAGTTGCATTGTCAGGTGCATTCATCAATGACATTTACGAGAATAACCATGGTGGATGGTCAATCATAATTGGGGATCACTGCTTTACCAGCATCCAAGATTATATCGTTGTCAAAGAGGATAGCGAGGGCAAAATGGCAAAGCCCAAGGAGAAAGACAAGGAATCCGGAATTACCTATGAACCTTACGGGCACATATCCGACAGTAAGCGTTATTTCATCACAACCATCCTGAAGGATTTGTTTGACAAGTACAAGGCCAAAAGCAAGAAATTTGCACCAAAACGGTCAAATTAAAAAATAATTACAAAAATATTTTGCGGAATAACTTTTTTAACTAACTTCGAATTCATTAAGCCAAGGGACGGCGCAATAAATCATAAAATCATTTTAACATGAACGATTTATTTGTCTGCCCCAACCCGGCGACATTAGCATCTGCTCCTAATCCATCCTGCCCTGTTCGTTTCGACCAGATTCAGAAAATGGCAATCCGCCGTATCGGTGGAAGAGCAACAGTTACAACAGCAACAATTTTATTAGCCGCGACTATCACACCGCTTTTGTCGGCTACTGATGACACGAAACTTTTAATCTCGCCTTGGTTGCTTGATTTGAAGATTCCAAACTCAGAGCCGTTGAAAGAAGGAGGCAATGACAATACCACCATCAACGGGGTTCCTCGTTTGACTGGTTTAGGTTTTGCCAATGTTGCTTTCATGTTGGAGAATGTTGAAGCTTCTACTGCGCAAGCAATGAGGGCTTTAGCTTCTGAGAGTGCAAACTCAGTACCTGGTACTACCAATCTGGAAGGCTTCTTTATTACCAAAGATGGTCGTTTGATTTTGGACAACCCAGCAAGCACAACTGCTTACGGTTTTAAACTGTACAATTTTGTGATTTCTGACGTTGGTTCCGATGGGCTGAATAAACCAAACACCTTCAAAGGTTCATTTGATTTGGAGCCCTTATGGTCTAAAACCTTCAAGGTTGTGACTCCAACAGATTGGAATCCATTGACTGTGGCAAACAGCTAAGATCATGGCAAAAGAAACAATAGTCAAGCTTAACAGCCAGTCACTTTCCGAGGACAGGGGGTTTGCAATCTCCCATGCGGAAGAAATTCTGAAAATGCAAAAGGTTCACGGCGGTGACTGGGTGTTGGCTGATAAAAACTTTATTCTCAAAGAAAATGGCACTATCGAACGAGCAGGTCCTGGAAAGGATAAAAGCACCCAAGCGGAAAGCTCAATTAGTTAAGGCCATCCAACATGAGCAATGGCTGAGGTTTCACGCTGAGGAGTGTTTGAGTCGTGAAGACGCAAGCCGATATGTTGATGTGTTTGAAAAATGGGTTGCTAGTTTACTACCAGCCGACAAGCACGACTTCTTTATGAAAATGTTGTCCTTCCCAATGTACACGACTGAGTTGTGTACATCAATGCAGGACGAGATGAATAAGGTTTTCGAAAGCCAAAATAGTTCTTTTACATACGAGTTTACGAATGAGCAGCTTCAGGCTGATTTCATGGCGTACTTGGCGCAAACAAACTTCTGGGAAGAGTGGCAAGAAGAGGCTAAAGAAAGTTTATTGAAGAATATCAACTCCCTCGTGGTGGTGGATATGCCTCAAGAAGCTACTGATACAACAGAGCCCTATTTCTGCTTTATGCCTATTGCTTCGGTAATAGACATAGATTATAAAAGTGATGAAGTGTTGGCGTTAATTGCTAATCAAGAAGACGGAGGGGCTATTCTGATTGATGAAGTTAGATATGCCGTATTTGCTAAAGGCTCAGACGGCAATGTCACTTTTCAATTTGAAAGCTTTCACGGATTAGGGTACTGCCCAGTTTGCTTTTTTTGGCAAGATTCAATTAAGAAAAAGCAACCACTTGTAAAGTCCAGCCCAATTACTTCAGCATTAAATAACCTGAATTACTTGGTCTTTGCTGAGACTTCTCGCAGATGTCTTGAGTCTTACGCAGCTTTCCCTATCACTGTTTCCTTTGCTGACGATTGTACCTATTACAAAGAGACAAACGGCAAAAGGTACGAGTGTAATAGCGGCTGGCTGAATTTAGACGGAGCTGTTGAAGCTTGTCCAGTTTGCGAAAAGAACAAGATGATTGGCCCTGGTACTCACTTCACGGTCCAACCACCTGAGAGCAAAGATCAGCCGAACAATCTTGATGCAGTCAAGCAGATACCAGCCGAGGTTCAAAGCCTTGATTACTGGACCAAACGCACCGCTGAATTGTGGGACGAAATCTACTTTGATTGTGTTGGTACTACAGGCGAGGCTATGACTCAGGCGATTAACCAGGATCAGGTTAGAGGCAACTTTGAATCAAAGCAAAATGTGCTGATGCGCATTAAGCGAAACATTGAAGCCTCACACAAGTTCGTTGTTGAAACTATCGCTCGTTTAAGATATGAAGGCTCCTTTGTAAAGTGTTCAATCAACTATGGTAATCAGTTTTACTTAACCAGTGCTATTGATGCCCAAAACGAGTACAAAAGTGCCAAGGATTCAGACGTGCCAAACTACTTGTTAGCCTTTAAACGCGGCCAAGTTGATGCAGCAAACACCAAAGGCAATGACGTTGATGCGCAAAGGCTTAATGTGTTGCAGAATTTAGAACCATGGGTCGATTTGAGTTTGGCAGAATGCAAGGATTTAGGCTTAGATGTGATTGATAGCGAGGCGTACCAGTTAAAAGCTGATTTCAGCAGACGGGTTATGAGATTTGAGGCTGAGAATGGCAGTGTAGTATCGTTTGGAAGTAAACTCGATTTCAGTACAAAAATAGCTAGGATCAATAAAGTGCTTATAAGCTATGGCACAAAACAAATAGTCAATTAATACCAATCATATGGAACCTATCAAATTTGGAAATAAAGACAGCGAGAAAAAATATGACTTGTCTGCTTTAAACATACCAGACGATAAATTCGCTGTAAGGCATTTTGAGTTTTTAACCTTGGCAAATGGTGAGAAAATGGAAGATCCATCTACTTCACGTTTTCAAGTTTATGACCAAAGAACCTTCAACGATTTGAATCGTCAGATTGAAAAGAATGGTGTTCAATTACCTTCAAAATTTCAAGATTCCGGTTTGAATGTTGATGTTCTACACGACCCAACTTTTGAAGGTTCTGAAGATGGAAGTGGATCTAACAAAGGTGGTAGCGATAAAAAGCTTTCAGCACCTGAGTTGATTGCTTTAATCAATAACGCTTTAGATGAAGCTGAGGTTAAAAGCATAGTGGGTGAAAACGAAACTCGTAAAACAGTTTTGGATGCAGCCGAAAAGAAAATCCAATCCTTCTTGATGTAAGTCAAGTCGGACTAAATACTTAAAGTCTAAAATAAAAAACCAATGAAAAAAGTACTCGCATTTCTTCTGGTAACAATTGCCTTTTTGGCTGTTACACCAAAAGCAGAAGCCCAGTTGCAAAAAGCGTCTTGGTCTAAGACCTCTGTTTCTGGTACGGACACTGCTACCGCAACGCTTACAATGCCTTTCAGCACTGTTGCGTCTTTTACCATGACCGTTACCCGTACTTCTGGCACTCAAGCTGGTAAAGTGTACGTGTATGGCTATGACCAAGTAGTTGGTGAGAAAACATTGCTAGATAGTGCAACTTTTTCGAGTAACACTTCAGTAGCATACGCGAAATGGAATAATACTACCAATGCCAAATTTAGTCAGCTATCGTTCTATAAGTATCAATTCTATCTTTTGAATACTTCAGGGGCGGCCACGCTAGACGTTGTTGGTCTTGTTAGGCGACCACCATCGAACTAATTACTGCCCCGGCAGATTCCGGGAAAACGTATAACCTCTAAACCCATAGGTGACATGGAATTAGCAGAAATTCAGGCGGCTATCGCTGCCAAACCGGAATTAAAAACCGGATTAATCGGAGCATTAAGAGACGATGTTCTGACAGTTCTTAAATCAGATGGTTTCTATCGTACTAAAGCTGAAGAAGAAGCTTTTTTAGCGAACTACGAACAGACCATTATCCCCAGCAAAGTAGAAGCTGAGATTGGGGGCAAAATCAAGGAGGTTTATGACCGTCTTGACCAAGAGATTTTTGAAGCAACTGGTCTGAAAAAAGGCCCACACGAAAAGACTTACGAGTTCAATAAACGTGTGATTGCAAAATTAAAAGCGGATGCTGCTGCCGGAACTGGTGGCGATGAAGCTTTGAAACAACAACTTCAAGCAGCCCAGCAAGCCCTTGAAGAGAAGAAGGACTATGTTCCTAAATCTGAACTTGAAAAGTTACAAAATGACTACTTCAAGGATAAGATTCAGAACAAGTTATCAGGAGCCCTGGAGAAAAGACCTATTGGCGTTCCTGCGCATGTAACCGATGAAGCTGCAAAACAGCAATACATCGATACCCAACG